TATTTGAAAACAAAACTAACATAAACAAAAACATACAAAATATACCAATAAAATAATTCATTCTTTAATAAATCGTAATATTTTATTCATCATCTATAAATTGAACTTTTTCATCTTTTTTATCATAATGGACCTTAATTTCTTCATTATCTAAGTAATATTTCACATCATAACCATTCTTTTCGTAATATTTGATTCGTGTAAAACCTTTATTTTTAAATACCGAGAATTCATCCCATATATCAATGCATAAGGGAATATACTTTCTTTCATTTGGTTTTTCTCTCAAAATTCTACCGATCGATTGTTGAATATCAGATATAGGACTTGCGAATATAACAGTGTTCAAAGACGGAATATTCATACCTTCTGCCGCCATTTGATATGTAGCTAATATAATCTGTTTGTTACTTGATATATCAAGCTTATCTTGCGTCATACCACCAACATAATAACCAATATCCTGACTAATATCTTTATTCTGTAGTTCTGTTTCTATTTTTGTTAAATGATTTCTGCGCTCTGATAAAATTAGAAATTTCCTATCTTTTTCATTTTTCAACACATCTTTAATCAGATCAATTATAAATAACGTTCTGTTTTCAAAAGAACATATATTATTTATCATAGCGGCAACATTTGGTTTTCCATTCCATAACACTCTTTTCGCACTATAACTAATGTCTGTATCAAAATATTTATGAATTTGTACGTTGACTGTAATTTTTTCATTTTTTTGAAGTTTATAAACTGATTTTCCTATAAAATTTTCAAATACACGACGCATTCCATCCTTTCTATTTAATGTTGCACTTAAGCCTAATATAACAGGGGCATTCATTTTCTGAAACGCTCTTGAAAATACTTCAGCTCCCATATGATGAACCTCGTCTATGATAACAAATCCAAACTCTTTAAATATATCAATATTATAATCTCTCATAGCAAGTGATTGTAAAGAAGCAATTACAATATCTTTGTTTTCAACATCTACTTTGGATTGTTTTATTTTACCGATACAAGCAGATGGTACAAATTGTGAAACAGTATCCCTAAATTGTTGATTTAAGAAATCTTTGTGAGATACGAATAGTGTTTTAACTTTTAATTCACATGCAATATAAACACTCATAATAGTTTTTCCAAATCCACATGGGACTGATATAATTCCACCTCTTTTTAAAGGGTTATTTGCAGCTTCTAAGAAATTTTTGACAGGAACAAGTTGTTGATCTCTCAATTTTCCTTGAAATTTAAGATTTTCACGTTTTTGTTGATGAATTCCTAATTTATCAATTTGAGGATTTCCAAATTTTTGTAATCCATAATATCTTGGAATGTAAATAATTTTATCAGTTTCATGGTATATATTAAATGTTTTTTCTTCAACATCACCCAAAGAAAAGTTTATATTTGGTTTCATAATAAGATCTTTTTTCAAATTTTCAATTTCATCTCTATAAAATAATTTAGAAATACCATATCCATGAATTGACAATATTGTTGTCATTGAAATGAATACATACAATCAAAAAATTTCATTTTTTTATATATCTCTAATTATAGAACAAATATGTTAAAGGAAACTTTACGTATAATTGCTGTGTTATTACTTTTATTGGTTGCAATTGCTGATGATTTTCCTTTTTATAAAAAAATGAAAAATCCAATCACACAATTAGTCATTGGAATGATTTTAATAGGATTAATATTTTACGATAGTGTATTTGGATTCATAATGGGTTTGGTATTAATGTTAATATATTATGAAATATATAAGAAAATAAAAAAGATAAAAGAAAATGAATCTTCTTCTTCACAAACAAAAAAAGAACAAAATGATGCGAAACCAATTATGTTAGATTACTTAACTAATGAACATCTTATAGCAGCACAGAACAATATTGTTAAAGAAGAAAATTACAATACAGAAGTAAAAGGTGTATTGAAAGGTTTTAATAATGAAGGAATGTATAGTGCACAAGGAATTGATAAAGAAAACTTAAATAAAGCTGGGTATGATTATACTGATAAATATTTTTCATATGAATAAAATATGATAAATAATATGACCAAATGAATGTAAATTTCATAACCGTAAATATGTTTTTTCAGCGAATATGGAATAAAATTAAATAATTTTTCTAATAAACTTGTGTTATACAATAATGCAACTATTATAACTAACCCAAACACATGTTTTGCGATATTGAAATCCAAAAATGATGTACCATCATTATAATTTAGTTTTTGATCAAATTCTGGTTTTATATCTTGTGGTATTTGATGAATGATTGTTGGAGGAACAACAATAGGTTGTGTTTGAACAACCTCTTTTGTTTCATATTTTTCAAAATCTTTTAATACGTTTTCGATATCTGGATCTTCTCCAAAATTGATATTATTGACATCATTTGTTTTTAAAGGAAGACTATTTATAGGCGTAGACATTTGAATTGAATTGTTGACAGGGGGAGAAGCCATTTATATCTATTATATAATAATAACAAAAATAAATAAATAAAACGCATTCATAATTGATTTTCCACATTATCATTTGAATTATAAGGTAATAAAACATCATCTTGATTACAATCTACAATATAAGGTGTATAAACAAAACATTTTCCTTCAATTTTAAATTGTTTATCAATAAAATCATCTGGATGTGGTGCTAAATATGAAATACAATTTTTTTGACAATTGAATTTAAAAATCATAGATAAACCCATACCACAAATAAAACTAAATATCATACTACCTATTTCAGTATTGATATTGTCAAAAAATTGTTTTAAAACAGTATTTTTCATAAGAGGTATCTACAAAATATGAATATTAAATTATTGGTTGTTTTATCGCCTTTTCACTACATTTTACTTCTTTTGCATGAACTTTATAACAATCTCCGCTCAAACCTTTATACACAATGCTGCCAGAATTGTATGGTGAAGGAAATTTAATAATTTTTTGAGTCTTGGGTAATTTTAAATATAATAAAAAAACTCCAGTGATTACACCAAGAATAAAAAGTGAAAAATAAAATTGCATGTCTTTTAATAAATAATTATTTTTTATTTCTCTTTAACACATCTATTAGTTTTTGGATTTAATTTCTTACCAATGGGACATTTCACAATTTTCGTTATATAATTATATATATATTTTCTGATACTCTGTATATCTTCAATATCGTTTTTATTTGGAAATTTGTCATATTTCATATAAAACATAAAATATGATATTGTATACACTCCACAATTATCAACATCTTCTAAATTTTGTTGAGCAATATTGGGTATATCATAAACAATTTCAAAAGCTTTATTTGATAAATACGGTTGTTTACTTAATAACCAATTTCTCCAAGTATTAATATTATCAGCAACATCTGGATTTTCATGTCCATAAGGATCTAAAATAAACATTTTTTCTTTTTTAGGATCAATAATGCACGAAATCCAATGAATATTATCAATGTTGATAGGAATAAATAGAACTTTATTATTCCAATCCTTATCTAAAAATTTAAGATATCCTTCTATTAAATTATCCATATCTTCCTCATTGTTTATCATTTTTTCAAGATCAAAATAAAACTCGGCATTAAGAACAACAATTTTCTGTAACATTTTGGTATCTTTTATACTATTGTATAAAAATACGTTAAGAGAAGCACTTGTCAAAAGACTATTTAAAACAGCGTCTGCATCTTGATTATCATATGGAAATTCGTGATGATAGAATGAATAGAACTTAATTGTTTTATTTTTCTTCCAAAAGTCAACATTTTTCGAATGATCAATAGTTTCAGTATTAAAAACATTATTTTTCTTCGTATCAAAATGTTCTTCTTTAGGTTCTTCTATGAGTTCTTCTTTAGGTTCTTCTATGATTTTTTCATTGGGTTCTTCTTTGAGTTCTTCTTTAGGTTCTTCTATGATTTTTTCATTGGGTTCTTCTTTGAGTTCTTCTTTAGGTTCTTCTATAAATTCTTCTTTCGGTTCTTCTATGAATTCTTCTTTAGGTTTGATGGGTTTTTCTTTAGATTCTTTAAGATTTTTTTTGTTTTTTTTATGTGACAGAACTTTATTTATAGGTTTTTCAACATAATCAAGATTATGATTGTGCAGTAAATCATATGAAAATATATCATCAATTATGCTATAGTGAAACTTAGATTCAATAATTTTATATATATTTTCTTTGGAAGGATTTTCTTTAAATTGTGATAATAAAATTTGTTTTTGTTTCAAGAATTCTTCATATTGATAATTTTGAAGGTCTCTTTTAGACTTATACTTTTCGTTATAAAACAGAATATTATCTTCAATCACTTTTTGTTTTTCTGTTAATAAATTGTCATATTTAAGAAACAAAGATTGAACAAAATCAATTGATTTATCCCCTTGTATATGTTGAAAAATACTGTAGAGTAAATCAGTAGATTTAATTTCCATACTATTTCAAAATTCTATACATACGAAATATAAAAATAATAAAAACTACTTTATATTTTTTGAATCAAAAATGCCTTTATAATACTGGTCTATATTTTCTTCACCTAATTGGTCTTCATAAAAGGTTCTCGGAACATATTGTATTTTAGTTTTTTGTAAATTAGAACTATCATGGGATTGACTGTAATACCCTTGAAGAACAAGAATTGTGCCAATAAATAAAAGGAATATTGCAAAGCTTTTCATCTTTTATATTAAAAATATAGAAAAATAATACTTATTTAAATTCATAGAACTTCGTTTTCAACATTTTGACGTTCACTCCATGGATCTGTCTTTTCCATTTGTGCAGAAATATCATCAACATCAGACTTTGTTGATGTGGATTTGATAGCTTCTTGTTTTCTTTGTTCAAAAACTTCATCTTTACTTTCCATATTTTCCTTATATTTCTTCATTAAAGTATTAAGTTGTGTTTCGCCATATTCTTGATTTTCAAGATCACTTGGATTAGGAGACCAAGGACACCAGCAACCAACTTGACCAATAAAAATATCAAATTTATCATCAATTTTTTTAAGGAATTCTGATCTATTTTTAGCTTCTTCAATAGTATCAAATACACCTCTGACTTTAAGACCTCTCATAGTAGTTTGGAAATTATTATCTCTATGATAATCTGCTTCAATATCAGAAGAATTAACAGATTTGAAAAAGTTGTATTGACTATTCATTTCCTCAGGATCGAGTATATAGTTGTGATTATTTTTAATAGTTTCTATCATATCATGCGAGTCTGGAAATTTGGATTTAAGACCATCGAATAATGTGTTCATATCTTTGCCAAATTTATCAAGAAATTTTGAAAAGAAATATGATTCTTTGTTAACAATAACATCTTCGGGACTAATAAAAGAGAGTAGACAATAATTTTGTCCTCTAATTTGTTTATCTTCTTCTAAATAATCATGTTCTTTAACAGAAACAGTTTGCATTTCCTTATTTATAAAAATAAATGTTCAAAATCTTATATAGTTTTTGATAAAAAAAATCTCTCATAATAATATAAGAAATATATTAGATATCATGGAGTATTCATTAGATATAAATGAAGCGATTGTAAGATTAATAAAATACTTACTTGAAGGTTTATCAGTTGGTTTAGTAACATATTTCATAACCAACCCTCAACCATCTGCGCAAGAAATAATGATAATTGCATTAACAGCCGCTGCTGTATTTTCGATTTTAGACATTCTTGCCCCTGCCATATCAAGTGGTGCCAGACAGGGAACTGGTTTAGGTGTAGGATTTAAATTAATGGGTTTCCCGTGAATTTAAATTATAACAATGGAGAAGGATGAAATTCATAATTTAAGTCTTCACAAATCTTTTTCCATATTTGATCTTGAACATATAATTTTTCTCTACTTTTCAATAATGGAAAATAGCTAAGATATTCATTCAGACCTAATATTTGAAAAAACTTATACAAAACATAACTATATGATAAGAAATTTTTTCGATCTTTGGGACAATGTTTCAAAAAAGGACCTTGTATATCTCGGAACATAATAAATAATTTTTCTTCCAATTCGGCAGAAAAATGCGGTGTAGGAATACCATTAATACGATTAATAATGTAATTGATATGTTCATAATATTTATTAATACGAAGTCTTTTCAATATTTCTCTCATTTTGGAATAAGTAATTTTTTTCGTATTGGTTATTTTTTCTTTTTTAATCTCATTCAAAATTTTCTCAAATATTTCGTTAGGAATATCTGTACTTTCTTTTCCCTGTACTTGGTTGCACCATTCACGAAAATGATTTATTCTTTTGTAACTAAAATGAGATGTATCTTTTATATTCTGTTTTAAAATAGGTCTATTTTGTTCAACAAGAAGTAATTCTTGGAAACCACATTTTTCACAAATAATAATAGCTTCGTGTTGAAAACAAGTCATTGGTTCCTTGCATATTTTACAATTTTCTAACTCGTTATGATCAGTTTTTTTGATATAATTTTTATTTGTAATATTTAAATATTCATCAACTAAATCACTTTTATCTTTTATTTTAACATCAGTTTCTAAATTACAATTTTCAGTAATTTCTTTATCAGTTGTATTAATATTGTTAAGGGCATCTAATATAGTTTTATTAGTTGGTTTAATAATTTGTTTAATTTGCTTTTTTTTAGATTGTTTTTCAATCAAGTCATAGTAATTAAATAAAATATCACTTGTATCAGTATAATATTCCAATTCATTATTAGAATCTTTTATTTTTTTGATATGTTTTTCAGTATTTTGTATTTTCTCCTTTAAATAAATATTAGATCCCCATATTTCAGTATAATTTTCATCTTCACAATCGGTATTCAAAATATAACATTCTATTTCTTTTTGATTATTTTTCATTTCATTTAAATATATTTGTTGTGCATGTAATTCATCGTTGTGTTGTTGAAATTTTTCAATCATTTTACTATGCATAACATCTAATGTAAAAAGTTTTTTATCATTTTCCGAAACATGTATTCGTTTCTTTGAAGTCTTTTCTTTAAACATTAATTTATAAATAATATTTACAAATACATTCTTAAGTAATATGAAAACAATATTTCTCTTTTTTTTTCTTCTATTATAGTATAAAGAATATAACAATAAAATGGGTGGTGGTCTTCTTCAATTAGTCGCTTATGGCGCTCAAGATGTTTATTTAACTGGTAATCCTCAAATTACCTTTTTCAAAGTTGTTTACCGTAGACATACCAATTTTGCGATAGAATCTATCCAACAAACTTTCAATGGAATTTCTAATTATGGATCTCAAATATCAGTTACAGTTTCCCGTAATGGTGATTTAATCAATAGAGCTTATCTCCAAGTTAATGTCCCTAAAATACCCGAATATAAAGGAACTGCAGTAACAGATGGTGCAGACCCTCGATATGTTAATTACTATGGTCTTCGTTTACTAAAAGAGGTTGTTGTTGAAATTGGTGGACAACAAATAGATAAACATTATTCTGATTGGATGTATATCTGGAACGAACTTTCCCTTCCTATGGGTAAGAAACAAGGATATGAAAATATGGTTGGTGCTAATGGTGATGATCTTAGCGCCGTTGATACAACTATGTTATACATCCCTCTTGAATTCTGGTTCTGTCGCAATGTTGGTTTAGCTCTTCCCCTTATAGCTCTTCAATATCATGAAGTTAAATTCAAAATATTATTCGATACTATGGCTAATTGTGTTCATTATTCCAATGCTACTAGCATTAGTGCAAATTTAGATGCATCATTATGGATTGATTACATATTCCTTGATACTGATGAACGCAGACGTTTTGCTCAACTTTCCCACGAGTATTTAATCGAACAATTACAATTCACTGGTCAAGAAAATATTTCATCAAGTGGAAACAATAGATACAAACTTAACTTCAATCACCCTTGCAAGGAGCTTATATGGGTATCTAAAAACAGTGGTTACAATTGCTGGTACAATTATACCACTACTGATAATATTGTCATAACTGAAGATAATACAGCAGATACAAAACTAAATACTTATAATGATATCGATGGTAAAAATCCTTTAACCAATTGTCTATTACAACTTAATGGCAATGATCGTTTCGCTGTTCGCAAAGGTTCATATTTCAATTATGTTCAACCTTATCAACATCACACCAATATACCTTCTAACAGAGGTATCAATGTGTATTCATTTGCTCTTAAACCCGAAGAACACCAACCCTCAGGAACTCTTAATATGTCTCGTATCGATACTGCCGTGTTATCCATGGAAACTCAATCTGGTTATTTAACTGGTCAACAAAACGGAACTATTAATATATATGCTGTAAATTACAATGTCCTCCGTATCATGTCTGGAATGGGTGGTCTTGCATACAGTAACTAAAAATCTAATATCTCTCTTTTTTTTTCTTATATTATAGTATAAAGAATATAGCAATAATATGGGCGGTGGTCTTCTTCAATTAGTTGCCTATGGCGCTCAAGATGTTTATTTAACTGGTAATCCTCAAATTACCTTCTTCAAAGCTGTTTATCGTAGACATACCAATTTTGCGATAGAATCTATTGAACAAACTTTCAGTGGAACTCCCGGATATGGTCAAAGAGTAACCAGTACTATTTCAAGAAATGGTGATTTAATCAATCGTGTCTATCTCACTGTAGATTTGTCGGGAGCAACAGGAGATACTTTATGTAAATTCTATGGTCTCCGCCTCATTAACTATGTTGAAATAGAAATTGGTGGTCAAAAGATTGATAAACATTATTCTCACTGGATGTATATCTGGAATGAACTTTCTCTCCCTCTTTCCAAGAGATCTGGTTATTACAATATGATAGGTGCTACTGGTGGTGTACCTGGAACCGATATGGAATCTCAATTATATATTCCTCTTGAATTCTGGTTCTGCCGCAATGTTGGTTTAGCTCTCCCTCTCATATCTCTTCAATATCACGAAGTTAAAATAAATATCAATTTCGAAACAAGTGATAAATGCAAAGGTGATACTGCTGTTGCATTAACTGGTGGATTCAATGCTTCTCTTTGGGTAGATTATGTCTTCCTTGATACTGATGAACGCAGACGTTTTGCCCAACTTTCCCATGAGTATTTAATTGAACAACTTCAATTCACTGGTCAAGAATCGATACCTTCAAAAGAAATGAAAGCTAAACTTAATTTCAATCATCCTTGCAAAGAACTTGTATGGGTTGTAACCGATGGCGATGCTGACAATAACAATTGGATGAATTACACAACTGATGCTTCGGATGCAACTAAAAAAATTGTCGTTACCGACAAAACTGATAGTGCGATTTTAGAAAAACTTGCTGCTGATTGTATCACAAGCAAAAATCCCATCAACTTCGCTAAACTTGTCCTTAATGGAAATGATCGTTTTGCCCAACGTGATGGTTTATATTTCAATCTTGTTCAACCTTTCCAACATCACGAAAATGTTCCATCAAATGCTGGTATCAATGTGTATTCATTTGCTCTTAAACCTGAAGAACACCAACCCTCGGGAACCCTTAATATGTCTCGCATAGATACTGCTAATCTCAATGTTTCATCAGATTACTCTTCTGCTAATAACAAAAATCTTAATGTCTATACCGTCAACTACAATGTTCTCCGTATCATGTCTGGCATGGGTGGTATTGCTTATAGCAACTAATAATAAAAATAATATATCTCTTTTTTTTTCTTCTATTATAGTATAAAGAATATAACAATAAAATGGGTGGTGGTCTTCTTCAATTAGTCGCTTATGGCGCTCAAGATGTTTATTTAACTGGTAATCCCCAAATTACCTTTTTCAAAGTTGTTTACCGTAGACACACTAATTTTGCCATGGAATCCATTGAACAATCATTTAATGGAAATAATAACTTCGGTTCATCTGTAAGTGTCCTTATCACTCGTAACGGTGATTTAATTAATCGTATTTACTTTAATGCTAAAGTTGGAAATTCTTCTGAAAATGCTATTGAACTTGTTCCATATTTCGGTCAAAAATTACTTAAAACTATTGAATTAGAAATCGGTGGTCAAAAGATAGACAAACATTATTCTGAATGGCTTTACATTTGGAATGAACTTTCGATGCCTGTAGGTAAGAAAGATGGTTACGAAAAAATGGTTGGCGGTGCTTCCAGAATCGA